GTCCAGACCCGGGACATGGACCAGTGTCCACCCGCCGATCTTGCGGTGGTTGGCCGCCTCCCAGGAATAGTACGGCATCTGCATGGGGTCCCGGGTGGAGCTGCACGGCAGCCAGACCACATCCCGCACATCATTTCCGGTCCGCTTGGCGCGAAACCGCCGCAGCCGCCCGTCACCGTCAATCAGCAGAGCGGCGTGGGGCAGGAACAGGATGTGATCGCCTCCGGTGTCGTCAAAATGTCGGCTGACCAGCCAATATAAGACGGCAGTATAGGCGTCTACGTTGACCACCTCAGCCTGAAGCACCTGACAGGTGCGCCCCCGGCGCAGGGCCGCCCGGCGTGTCACCTCAACAGCGGTCCAGCACTTGGGGCAGAGGACTGTCTCGCCCTCCAGATACACGTTGGAGACCGGCCCCGGCTCCGCATAGCCGGCGCGGGTTGCGTCATCCGGCCCTGTCTCCAGCACGATCCCGCCGTTGGAATACCCTGCCTCGAAGTCCTCTCCGCAGTTGGTGCAGGTACACCAGGCGCCCCAGCGGTGCTTTGCCGTCCGCTGGCGCCGTTCCCAGTCCCCCGGGCACATGATTGCTCCAATCGGTTCCGCCAGTGTGACAGGCTCACGATGGAATAAGAGCATTGGGGTTCCAAAGGCATCTCCATCATAGATATCACTGAGTACATCGTTTACCAGGTCTCCGCTAGGCTCTACTGACAATTTCTCCGCGATTTTTTTCCAGTCCTTGTCCATATCCAGCACCTCACAGAAAATCCGCCAGATTAAGGATCTTCGGAGAGCCGCTTTCCGCAGCCGTGCCCCCAGGGGCACCAAGACCGTAGAATTCCCGCAGGATGGCGTCAGCCTCCCCGGGCGTCACGCAGGCAAAGCCGCCGCTCCTGTGCCCATCTGCAAAAGCCTTGATTTTCTTCTCCGCCTCCGTAATGGACATGGAGGCGTTTTCCAGGTCCTGCGCCAGGATTTCCGCGCTGTGCGGCTCCCGGCGGCAGATATCTTTCAGCTGCTCCGCCACCATCCAGGGGGCGGAACGCTCCTTCACTTTTCGCTGCTGCTCTTCCAGCAGTTCGATTGCCCGGTCCGTCATTCCTCCGCGCACCTCCTCGTCACATCCGCCAGAGCCAGCAGGGCCTTCTGGAGCTTTCCGGCAAGTTCGATATCGCCCCGTCCTCGGACCTTGAGCAGCAGCCCGTGGAGCTTGTTCACGGCCTCGTTGCCCTGGGAGAACAGCAGTTCAAACAGGGCTAGGTCCTTGTCACCCGAGATTACGGCCTGACGTTCTGCCTGCCGGGCTGCCTCCAGCTGCTGCCGGACTGCGGCCAGCTCTTCTTCCGCTTTCTTCCGCTGCTCCTCTGCCTTTTTCTGGGCTTCCGCAGCTTTGTCCACTTTGGCCTGCATCCGGGTCTCCGCTTCCCGGCGGGCCTCTTGCAGAGCATCCTGGTCTACCTCCACAGCAACCTCCACCGGTTTCTCACGCAGGGCCTTCAATTCAGCTTGGGCTTTGGCTAGAGCCTCCCGGGCCTGGGTCTCCCCGGCCTGTGCCGCCTGGTGCAGTTGCTTGAGGGCCGTCATGTCCGCTTCCATTTTGGCCCGGCTCTGGTCCGCCGTCTCCGCGGCCGCCCGGGCCGCCTCCGCCGCGTGCAGGGCCTCGTCCCGCTCCTTCACGGCCTTTTCCAGCTCCCGGGAAGTCATGTCAATGACTGACTTTTCCTCACCGTCCACGACATGGTTTTCCTCCATAAAGCGTTCCCGCTCCTCCGGCGGCAAAGCCAGCAGCGTCAATGCTTTTGCGGCTCCCAAATCGGCAAGCGCTTGCCGATTTGTCCATTCCCGCGCCAACCGCATGAAGTTGCGGGCGGTACGCTCAGAAAACTCGACCTGCTCCGTCAGCCAGGGCAGCCACTCCCCATGCGGAAGCATGGCCTTGGCCTCGATCAGCCTCTGGCCGATACTCAAGATAGCGTTGCCGGCATCCTGCTTCAACCGCAAGATCTCGGTAGTAATGATCCCAATGTCCCGCACGGCGGCAGGCTCCCGCGAAGCCTCCGTATATTTGGAGATATCAAACGCCATGGAGCTCACCTCCCAGATATTCTTCCACCCACATCCGGTAGTCCCTGCCCGCGGCGCTCCGCGGACTGTACGCCTCCAGCGGAACCCGCTCGAAGGTGCTCTCCGGGACTTTGTCGGTCCGGCGGATGGGTGTCATGAAAACAGGGATCTCCCCCTGTCGGAGCAGAGCATCCGCCTGCGCCACCACATCTGTGTTCCGCCACTGGGTAATCAGCACGCCCGCCACTTTAGCCGGCAGCCCATTGCGGCGAAGCCCCGAGATTTGTCGGGCCATCGTTTCCAGTCCCCGGAAAGAGAAGCCGTCCACAGTCACTGGGATTACCACATCATCCGAGGACATCAGAGCCGCTACAGTGGCGCAGGTATACCCTGGGGCGCAGTCGAAAATTAGATAGTCCACCTCGCCATCAGTTTGCACGGCATTGATAAAATCCCGCATCCGGTACCTGGCGCCATAGTCGCTGCCGTAAAGGAGGGCCTGCAGGTCCAGCGTATACAGGTCCTCCGAACCTGGCAACAGGTCCAACCCATCACGGATCGGCATGATATTATCGCTCCAAAGCGGCTCACAGGTCCCCGTCAGTACCTCCGCGACAGACAGTCCTTCATCCAGTGCAGGGAAGAAGAAATCCGTCAAATTGCATTGGCCATCGCAGTCCGCCAGAAGCACCCGCTTTTTATAGTCCCTGACCAAGATGTCCGCCAGGTTGATGGCGGTGACGGTCTTGCCGACGCCGCCCTTGTTATTCATGATTGCAATCGTCCTCATTCAAAACAGCTCCTTTTCGTTTGGCAAATACGGCGCGGACCGGTCCACGATGCCCTCGATCCGCCTTGTGTATGGGAAAAACGTCTCCCGCCAGGGAATACCCAGGTCACTCCGGAACTCCACGACGTAAAATCGGCCTTCGGGGTGTATGTAGATTACCTGGGCTTGACGGGGCTGGTCATTGGCCCCCATGTACTCCGTGTAAAAGTTAGGTTTGATGGTCAGGATGTCTCCGATCTTCAACTGGCTCCCCCCTTCCCCCAGGGGGTGTCCTCAAAGCTGCCCCCGTCCGCCCAGAAGCTCACCTGCCGGGGCGGCTGCTTCTCCCGCCTGGGCTTCTCCGCCGGTGGCTCCGGAACTGGGGCGATCCGGGTAAACGTCTGAATGTCTCCGTCAAACCGGAAATTCACCCAGTCCAGCGCCTCGCCCTCCTTGTTCTTGGCAATCTGCAAAGTCCGGTTGCTGTCCTTTTTGCCATAGTCCTCCCGGTACAGGAACAGCACCACGTCTGCGTCCTGCTCGATCTGGCCGGAGGACCGCAGATCGCTCAATGTTGGCGGACGGATCTTCCCGTCCTTGTCCCGGTCCGGCCGGGACAGCTGACTCAGTGCCACCACCGTGGTCCCCGTGATCCGCCCAAACTGCTGCAAACTGCTGGAGATGGCGGAGACCCGCTCAAAATCGGACTGCCGGGCGCCTCTGGGCGCGGCGATTTTCTGGAGGTAGTCCACAAACACCACGTCATACCGGTGGGCCTGGCTGTACGCCTGGATGTCCATCACCGTCATGCCAGCGGCGTCGACCAGCGTCAGCTGGGGCGCCGTCAGCTGGGGCCGCAGTTCCAGCAGGTCCCGGTAATCTGCCTCCGTCAGCTGGTTGCGCTTGATCTTGGTGTAGCTCAGCATGGCCGCCCGGCTCACTGTCCGGTCAAACAGCTTGTCCCGGGTGGACTCGTAGCTGAAGAACCCTACCCGGTGATTTCTGCCGATGCCGAAGGCAAACTGCAGGGCCAGAGCCGTCTTGCCATCGGACGGGTACCCGCCCAGCACCACCATGTCCCCAGGCTCGGCAAAGATCCGCTCATCCAGCACCGGTACGCCCCAGCTGAGATATTGCGGCTTCTCCTCGCCGTTGTGCCGGTCGAAGAACCGCTCTAAGCCCTCCGCCATGTCCATGGCCTGGACGTTTGGCCGGCTCACCTGCTGGGCCCGCATCTGGTCCAGCAGTGTCTGCGCGTCCTCCAGGCGGTCGGCTTCCGCCAGCTGGGTGCCCAGGGTCCGCAGGTTGGACAACGTGACGGAAGCCCGCAGGGCGTCCACATAGTCATCCACATGAGCCGCCGTGGTCGTGACATCCATCAGCCCCTGCAAGATCGAGGTCCATGGGCTGTCCACACCGCCCCCCAGAGTCTCCCGGACCAGGATAGGGTCAATGGCCTGCCCAGCCCGGAACCGGGCCTGGATGGCCTGGAATACCAGCCGGTACTTCTCTTCCGCAAAGTCCGCGTCCCGCACCCGGCTCAGCACCTCCGGCACGGTATCCGGGTCGATCAGCATGGAACCTAGCACGCCCACCTGAGCATCCAGCAGCCGCTGGGAGAGGATGGCATCCTGCTTGATCTCGCTCACAGGCACCGCCCCCTTCTGGCATCATCCGGTGGGGTAGGACGCTCCGGCTCTGCAGGAAACAGTTCGTCCTCCCACCGGCGGCCGTTGAGCCACGTGGTGGGGTCCGGTATGTATTGACCGCCATCCCGCTGCCAACGGTCACTGCACTTCTGACGCTCCAAAGCAGCCAGGATGACAGACGCCAATGCGGCATCTGGCCGCAGCTTCTGCCATAGTTCCCGCGCCTTTTTCTTTTTGACCTTCTTGGGGTACTTGTCCCAAAAGAGGTCAAATGACCTCATAAGGTCAGGGTCATCCCCCTTTGGGGGACTATAGGGGGTATTATTATAATTACTTATAGATGTGGAACCGCAAGTTTCTGCGGGTACCCCCCTCAAATTTCTGCGGGTACCCTCCCCAGGGTACCCGCAGTTTTTTGCGGGTACCTCCTGGACCTCTGGAGGGGCCAGTTTCCGGCCGCAGAAGATCCTGCGCTCCGTGCCGCCAGCGCCTTCCCGGCGGGGCCGGGTGACCACCCGAATCTGCCCCACATCCTCCAGGGCTTTGAGTAGGTTACGGACAGTTGTCTCACTGCATCCCAACAGGTCCATGAAATCCTGGTTGCTGGCATCGCACCAGCCATCCGGCCCAGAGAGCCGGTATATCTCTCCAAAGAGCAGCTTGCCGGTGGCTGGTACCGCATCCTCATACAATAAATCCACCCAAATGATGGCGAACTGCCCGCCCTTTTTGGGGTGCCTCCGCATAACCACCCTCCTCTCAGATGGTGTCCTCCGGCAGGCGGAGCCACCGGAGGTCATAGTGTTTCCGAAGCTCAGCGGGGGAGGCCACATTTCCGCCGCCGTTTATCCAAGTCCTGCCTGCCACAGTCTGTAAACGGCCGGTGAAATACCGCTCAGACCGTCCCCAGGCGGATTTCGGGATCATGTGCAGCACGATCAGTTCCCCGTCATGGGGGCCGTAGGTCTTTCGCTGCCGCAGATCCAGCAGTTTCCATGCGGTCATCCTTACCGCCTCCCTTCAATCCGATCCACCAGCCGGAACAGTCCGCTGGTGAGTGTACAAATGCCGATCAGCACAAAACCCCAGGTAATCACGGAAAGGGCACCTCCTTCCCGGTTAAATTGGGGCTTGCATTTTGAGCTGATTGTGTTACAATAGTCTTGCAATCGTTCTCGGACGCAAGTCCCTGAACCGAACGCCTTGAGGCTCCATCCTCAGGGCGTTCTTTTTTTGTGGCCGAATCAGGTGAGCAGAAGATTTCCAGCTCCAGGCTCGATTGAATGATGCTCCGCAGTATCTTGACAATCGCGTCGAACTCCGGCTGCTCGGTGTCATCGACCCGCCCGTCTTCGGCAATGGCCATCAGGCGTTCCAGGCAGGCTCCTTGGGAGAAACTGCGCATCTGGTTGTAAATCCGAACAGCCACTTCCAGGATGCTCCGGGCCTCCAGTTTCGGAATGATCTGCGACACGAGCTTGGTTGTCTCATGCAAGTGCTGATAGGCAAGCTGAGGAGCGTGAAAGCAGACAACCATCCGCTCCACGATTTCATTGGGCGGTGTGCGCTGGTAGGTCTCATACGCCCGCACACTATCGACAGAGATATCCAGTTGCTCGGCTGCGGATTCTTGCGTGTAACCAGCCGCCCGGCGAGCAATTTTGTAAATATTGCTGTAGTCCTCCGGCATGGTGTTTTCCTCCTTTTCGCGGTATGATTTAGCTGACTTGGGGAGTCGAAGACTCCAGAAACTGAATCAGCTCCGGCTTGAGAATGCGGATCTGTGTGCCGATCCGCAGGCTCTTGATGCGGCCGCAGCGGACCAGCTCGTACACGGTGCCCTTGCCGACGCCCAGGATGGGAGCCAGCTCCTCCACGGTCATAATCAAGGGCAGATCGTCAAACGACGTGAGCTGTTTTTTCTCCATGTGAAAAACCTCCTTTCTAGGCGCTGGTTTTTCGTCCGGCAACCTCGTCCAGGGAGACGCCGAAGATCTCCGCCAGCTGGATCAGGTTGTCGTAAGTGGGATTGGCGCGGCCCAGTTCCCATTTGGTGATCGAGGGCGTGGTGAGCCGCATCTTGGCGGCAAGTTCCGCCTGGGTCATACCGGCGGCCTCTCGCAGCTGCTTGATGTTGTTCGCCATTTGAAACCTCCTTCCTGAAATGCTTGAAACATGAACCTCTCCGTGATAAAATTGCCTTGTAGTTTATTTGATTTTCCACGGAGGCGGCAGGGATTTGGCTCCCGTTATATTTTGGCGCCTCTGTTGCCCTGCGGTTTCTTGCCTATGGGTAAATAATAAATCACCTATTGGTGATTGTCAATAATATAATTCGGCAATAGGATTATTTTGTAAATCTCCACAATTACAAAAGAGGTGATACTTCCTTTGGACAAAGAGATTTTTGTGCAAAATATCAAAAAATTCTGTGTGGCAAAAGGCGTGAGGCCGACGATTGCGTGCCGTGAAAGCGGCGCTGGCATAAACTTGATAAACAAAATGGAAAGCCGAGGAAGTATCCCGTCTGTTGAGAAGGTTCAGCTCCTTGCCCAGTATCTTGGAGTAACCACCAGCGAACTGCTGGGCGAGGAAGATCCCCACGGGGAAGGCCCGGCGCAGCCTTACTTGGTGATGCGCTATAACAGCCTGTCCCCGGCGAGCCAGGACAAGCTCATGACCTTCCTGGAGTATCTGGTGGCCGAAGAGAGTAAAAAAAATGTGTCCGATTCGGACACATAATAGAGAGATAGGAGTGTGTGAATATGGATTTTGTCGATCAGTTGAAACAGTTTGCCAAGCGTGTCGAGTCTATGAAAGACTCTCTCCAGACCGAGGAGGCTACTAAAACCGCTCTCATAATGCCGTTTTTTTCCATGCTGGGCTATGATGTATTCAATCCCCAAGAATTTGTCCCGGAATTTACGGCCGACGTGGGCATTAAAAAAGGGGAGAAGGTGGACTATGCCATCTTGAAAGATGGAGAGCCTGTGATCTTGGTGGAGTGCAAGTCTATCACGGAAAATCTGGATCGGCACGACTCCCAGCTCTTCCGTTACTTCGGGACAACAACCGCAAAGTTTGCCATTTTGACAAATGGGCAGTATTACAGGTTTTATACTGATTTGGACAATCCCAATAAGATGGACGAGGATCCGTTCCTCACCATCAATATTCTGGACATTCGGGACAATCAGGTCCCAGAACTGAAAAAATTCTCTAAATCCCAGTTTGATGTGGATTCCATTTTTAGCACGGCCTCGGAACTAAAATACGTTCACGAATTCAAAGATGTATTTACAAAGCAACTGTCTGACCCGTCTGATGATTTTATCCGCTTTTTCCTTCAGGGGTGCTATTCTGGACCGAAAACCCAGAACGTGTTAGAGAAGTTCCGGCCTGTATTGCGGAAGGCGCTGAACGATTATATCAGCGAGACTATGAATGATAAGATCAAGACCGCCTTGGGTGGCTCTGGTGGAAGTGTGTCTGTTTCTGATAGCAGCACTGCACTGCCTGCGGCAGATGACGCTGCTCCGGAGGAGGAGACAAAGCGGGAGCCGAATATTGTCACCACGGAGGAGGAACTGGAAGCCTACTTTATTGTGAAAAATCTGCTGGTGGAACTGGCGGATGTCCATGATATTACATATAAGGATACAGAGTCTTATATGAACGTCCTCTACAAGGGCAATACCCGAAAATGGATTTGTCGTCTGCGTCTGACTGATAGTGTCAAGTATCTCATCGTCCCTGATGAAAACAAAAAGGAGACGAAGTATGCGCTTCAGGACATCTATGATATTCGCCAATATGGCTCCCAGCTAGAAGAAGTTCTGAAACGATATCTATAAAATTATTTGGAAAGGAGAGGTTCCTTGCCAGACGAAAAAGACCTGTAGGTCATCGCATAGTTAATGGATGAAAAAGTGTCCGGTTTTAGGCGGGAGACTATGGCTACCAGGACAAGCTTTTGACCTTCTTGGAGTATCTGGTGGCTGAAGAGGGTAAAAAAATGTGTCCGATTCGGACACATTTATGAAAAACCGTGGTTATATGTGGTATAATCAATAGAAAGTAGGTATCTTTATGGGAGATTTTCACCTCACAAGCGATGAGGATATTCAGTATCTCATTACTTGCGAAAAAAGATTTACTGCTCCTCCCAAACGGCCTGTCTATTCGGATCGGGATATCACGCAGAGATTTGAGGTTTATTCGAAGGAAAAAGATTTAAAATTTAATGTTTTTATTGCGTATTCAGCTCGATTGCCTCAGGATTTCTCCATTGGTCTCATGTATAACGGTTTTCTTTTGTTGCGGTGTAATGGTTATCATGGCACTACAAGAATCGGATATTATAATAATACCAACCATCATGCATATCCGCATGCACATCTTTTGACTATGAGAGATATAGAGAGTGGGCGTGGGAAAAAGCCGTCTAATATTGAGGATATGTCTGGAAATTATATGAACCTGTTAACAGCTGAAGCCTATTTTTTCAATCGGTGTAATATTTTGGATGCTGAAAAGTATTTTGATATTGCTCAATTGTCGCTATTTTGATTTGGGATCGTAGGGAGGTGTGAACTTTGGAAGTGGAAACCCTTCTACAGAAAAATTTTGGCTCATTGGTATCTCTTGAAGAAGTGGCTCCAAACGTTCGAAGGATCTATGCACCGTTTTTCCACGAAGACGGAGATATGATCTCCATGTACCTTGAGCAAACAGGAGACTCTTGGGTGATCCGGGATTTTGGCAATACACTTATGCGTGTCTCTTATACTTTTGATATGGAATCAAAAAATAAGCTAGATATTCTTAATGGGATTGTTAAAAGCAATTATGGGCGGCTGGAAAATGGAGAATTGCTTATTTCTGCGACCATGGAAAATTTAGTACAAAGTATTTTCCAATTTACACAATTGGTTGCAAAGGTATCAAATATAGATATCCTTCGTCGTGAAACAGTTAAATCACTTTTCTTTGAAAACCTTGCGGATTGCATCCTTTCAAACGCAAAAAAGTATGCAGTTGAATCTAATTTCACACCAACTAGAGATAGGCAATTGATTGTTGATTACAGGTTAACTGGCGATCATTCAGCAAGACCCCTATTTGTGTTTGGCATTAACGAAAATACGAAAGCATCGAAAACTGTAATTAGTTGCTTAAATTTTCAAAAACAGCATATTCCGTTTCGGAGCCTCATTATTCATGAGGACTTCGAATCTTTATCGACATTCTATCGGAATCAGATTACAAACACGGCAGATAAGCAATTCACTTCGCTCGAAGACTTTAAAGCGGAAGGATTTGGGTACATTGACCGTGAACTTGCATCATGATTGGATGGGGAGAAAGGCAAATCGTAAATTCTACAATTTGCCTTTTTCTAAAATGTATGATACACTGATGAAGTATTGAGGAAGTATCAGAGCTCTGTGTAAAACAGGCATAGTATCTGGCTTCATTTGTTTTTTGCGCCGAAAGGCGATAGGGCGGAGTAAGTTAGGGAGGAATGGCACGAGACAAGGGACAAGTGCGCCCCTGGCCCTGCCGGATCCGGACAGTCCGATAAAATTGACAGTGTTTTGACATGAAATTGGCAGTGTTTTGCGCTTGCCAAAATCCGGAAGATGTGGTAAAAAAGAGGTAGATTGATTTTTGTGCGTACTCTGCTGAAATGCGGGGGGCGGACCGGGTTCCCGATCCGTTCGCGGTTGACGCATTGCACACGTTGTTAGGTTTGTACGTTTTGTTTGTAACGTATTGGGGAAAGGGGCAACTATGCCCAGATCCGTTTTTTTTTTAGGAATGAGATCAGACTGCGGGCCTGATCGATAAATTGAATGACTGATCCTGAATTGGGTCCGAAAACAAGTATGGTTTGTTTTCGGGCCTTTTTGCATCTTCAGGGCAAAATCAGGCTTTGCCGCTAAGGAGAAGAGAATGAAACAGACCATGAAATCACAGTTATTTCCCGGGCCGGTCTCTATGGCCGCCCACGTCCGCTGCTGGCAGAGCGGACGCTTCACCCGTTCCGGCTGGTGCCCCTGCCAGGCACTGGCATCCGTATCCGGCAATACGGAATCCCCCCATCGCAGGGCCGACGCCGGAAGGCCCCAGGACACCCGCAGCCATGCGGCTGCAGCCGAGTTCAGCGGCTTGGTGTCCACCGCCGTCCGCCAGGACAGAGATCCAGGATCTCCATGCGGCAATCGTACTGACCCCGTGAAAAGAAAATAGAGACAGGTCTCTGGTTTGCTGACGCCCTGAACACAGGAGCGTTGTGCGGCAAGGGTTTGTGATCCGGGAAGAGCCATCGGGCCCCGCTGACACGCCGGAGATCTGCCGGAAACGTACAGATCTGCCACTGGCCGGACTGCGCCCATCTGAACCTTATTTTACAGAATAAGGAGACGTACATATATGGCAAACCAGATTTTGAATATCGGTATTTACCTCGGCCTGCTCGCCCAGCTGGACAAGCTGGCCCGTCATAACCGCCAGGGGAGCTTCCGCACCAAGGAGCGGTATTACGAGGCCATGAAGCGGTTCTGCGCCTTCCTGGCTGATGCCTTCCGCCTGCAAAAGCTGTCCAACGTCAGCGGGAAGCATCTGACCGCCTATATCCTGAAGCTGCAGGACGATGGGAAGGCTCCCAGCACCATCAAAACAGACCTGGCCGCCATTCGGTTTTTTCACGATCTGATGGACGCCAAATATAAGCTGCCCGACAATGAGGAGCTGAAGGTCGCGCTGCAGCGGCGCACCTTCGGCGGCGTCGACCGCACCTGGAGCCGGGAGGAGTTCTCCCGGATGCTGGCGGAGGCGCTGCGCCTGGGCAGGGAGGACTATGTGACGATCCTCTATCTGGCCCGGTATGCGGGCCTGCGCATCCATGAGTGCTTCCGGATCGACACGGCCATCGCGGCCCGGGCGGTCCGGGAGGGGGCCATCACCATCAAGGGCAAAGGCGGCCTCGTCCGGACGGTCCCGCTGCATCCCCTGCTGGTGAGCCGCCTGGAGCTGCATCTGCAGACCACGCCCCGCGGCCATAAGCTCTTTGTGCCGGATGACATGGAAACTCATACGGCGATCCAGCACCTGCAGGCGTTTATTCGGACCTACAGGCCCTACATCCAGGACGCCGGCTCGGCGCGTCCCATGACCTTCCACGGCCTCCGCCATGTCTGCGCAGCGGAGTGGTATCAGGAGCGGATCGCTGCCGGCGCCACGCCCTACGAGGCCCGCAAGGCGGTCTCCCGGCTCCTGGGACACGGGCGGGATGATGTGACGAGGATCTATCTCGCCTCCCTCCGGGAGACTCGTACAGAGGCGCCCTTGTCCGGCGCTGCCGCTCCCTCTAAGATGGACGGGCAAAAGGAGGGACGGTAATGGCACGTATGAAACAGACTGGCCGGGGCGCCTCCGGAGGCGGGTCTATCCGGCAAAAGACGCTGAATCGGGCAGGGAAGTCCTATACATACTGGGAGGCCCGCTACACCGCAGGGTATAACCCCAACACCGGGAGGCAGATCCAGCGGACCATCACCGGAAAGACCAAGTCCGAAGTTGCACAGAAACTGCGGCAGAAGCTGGTGGAGCTGGACATGGGGACGTATCAGGAGCCGTGCCTGCTGACGGTGGGGGAGTGGCTGGATATCTGGATGGCAGAGTATAACGTCCACCTGAAGCCGCGCACAGCGGAGTCCTACCGATGCCAGATCGAAAACCATCTCCGGCCGGAGCTGGGAAAGTACAAGCTGGAGGACCTGCGCCCGCATATCGTGCAGCACTTTTGCAACGGCCTGCTCCGCGGCGGCCTTGCGCCGAAGACGGTCAAGACGATCCATGGGGTGCTTCACAAGGCGCTGGAGCAGGCTGTGACACTGGGATACATCCGGACCAATCCGTCCACCGGCTGCATCCTTCCGCGGGTCACCAGGAGGCCCCTGGCCCCGCTGGATGACGAGACGATCAAGCGGTTCCTGGCAGCCATCCAGGGACACCGGTTCGAGACCATCTACCTGGTGGACCTGTTTACCGGGCTGCGGAAAGGGGAGGTGATGGGCCTCACCTGGTCCAGCGTGGATTTCGGCAAAGGGACGCTGCTGATCGACAAGCAGCTGCAGCGGGTGCCCGGCAGGAAGGGGAGTGACCGCTACACGCTGACCTCCACGAAAAGCGGGAAAGTACGGAAGATCACGCCGGCGCCCTATGTCATGCAGCTGCTGCGCCGGCAGAAGAGCCGTCAGGCAGAGTGGCGCCTGCGGGCCGGTCCCGCCTGGGAGGATCAGGACCTGGTGTTTACCAACGAGCTGGGCGGCTATCTGATCCCCGAGACCGTCTACAAGGATTTCAAGAAGTTGGTGGCCGCCATCGGCAGCCCGGAGACCCGTCTCCACGATTTGCGCCACAGCTACGCCGTGGCTGCGATCAAGAGCGGGGATGACATCAAGACCGTGCAGGAAAACCTGGGCCACGCCTCGGCGGTCTTTACACTGGATGTCTACGGCCATGTCACCGACGAGATGCGCAGCGAGAGCGCCCAGCGAATGGAGAGCTTTATCGAAAAACTACTCTAAAGGGTAAATAAAGGGTAAACTTCGCCGGGAGGAAAGAGAAAATCCCTGGAACCGTAACGGTTCCAGGGATTTCTTCTTGGTGGAGACTACTGGACTCGAACCAGTGACCTCCTGCGTGTGAAATATAATACTATGCTTTTCCAAAACGGTGTATAGAGGTCAAACCAAGCAATTTCAAGGAAAATTGAAACTTCAATCGAAGAAAAATCTCAAAAACTTTTTCCGGTTACTAACAAATTTCTAACAATTCTCGACTGCCTGTATCAATTCATCTGCGTCTGTATGCACATAGATATTTGCTGTGGTACTGTAATCCGCATGGCCCAGGATTTTTTGCAAGGTCTCCGGAGCCATTCCCTGTTTTCTTGCCCAGCTGGCATAGGTGTGCCGGGTGCAATGCGGGTTTTTCTGCGGAATGCCCAGTTTCTTCAACAGAGGGTAGTAATCCCGTTTGCGGTAGTTTTCCGGGCGGCGCTGGCCGGTATATCCAGACAGGAGTAGTGGCCCGGTTGCCTGTTGGGCGAAATAGGCAAAATAGCCGCGCCCTTCTAGACGGATAGGAATGATGCGATTGCGTCCGGCCTCTGTTTTTTCTCCGCCTATAACATAGGCACCGTGGTAGTCCGCAAGAGGCAGTGAGAACAACTCCCCAATACGCATACCTGTATAAATCAGCATAAGAACGATTTTTGCCGTTTCGCTGTTATCAGCTTCCAGTTTTGCGATTTCTTGGTCTGTAAAGATGTCTTTTTCTTTTTTGACGTTTTCCGGGAGCCGAACGAATTTGGCAAAGTTGGTGGTGCAGATTTCCTCCCGGATAGCCCATTGGGACATCTGCGTAATCAGTTGCTTGTACTTTGACACGGTGGAGTGCGACTTTTTCATGTGTGGGTCTAGGGCCGACTGAAAATCTGCTGTGCGCAGGTCCCGGAACTTCTTCCCGTGGAGCGGGGCGAACACAGCAAAGGCCCGGTTATATCCCTCAACGCCCTTTTCACCGATTTCCTGATAATGCTCCGCTTTCCATATCTCGAATACCTCAGCAAATGTCATGTTGTACCGCTCCGACAAGTCCCGACCAGACAGTTTTTCCAAAGCTTCTATAGCGTCTGTCTTACGCTCGTAGTATCCGATGATTACTTTATTCTTGGCGGCTACCCATGGGCGGCGCCGACGGCCGGACAGCTTATAGACTGTTCCAGTGCCATTGGCCCGTTTCAGGGCTTTTCGTGGGGGAGTGCCAGTCTGTTTCTTTCCGCAGGTAGGACAGTATGCCGCCCCTTCAGGCAACTTCGCTTTGCAACGTATGCAGTTCAAAAAAGACACCTCCCCCTTATAAGTACGCCGCCAGGAGAGACCTGACGGCGTTTTTTATTGGGCTTTCTTGAGATCGTTAATCTGGTTAGTGTGCATACGGATAATATCCTTGAGGAAAGCGATTTCTTCTTTCATGCTGTCAATCTCGTCTCTGGTAATTAACTTCTTGTTGATAGAGGAGATGTTTTCAGCCATAGCCTGCATATTTGGACGGATTTCATTTTCAAGCGTCAGATTGATTTTGGAAATTTCCTGCGATACGGTGTCTAACTTTTTTCCCTGCGCTTCCAGTAATTCTAAAATCTTTTCTTCGTTCGTCATGGAAAAGCTCCTTTATTGCGCTTTCTTCAACTCATTGATCTGCTGAGTATGTAACTCCACCGCTTTTTCCAGATCGTCCACCCGGTCCTCCAAGATGTCTATGGCCTCTTTAGGGACAGGATTGATCTGCTCACTGAGGGCTTGGAATTTTGGGTCAAAGTAGGCTTCCATGAGTACCATAGTTTCACTGATGATTTCTTTCTTCTGCTGGGCCATCTTCTGGTCCATGCGGGATTCTAACCCGGTCATCAACTGTGCAATAGCCTGTAAGTCTTTTTCGTCTAACATTTTGCGGTCTCCTTATCAAAAGGGATATCTGAATTTTTTTATTCTGCCATTTCGCTAGAATGCGCTTCTTGGATAATGTCACCAGTATCGGCATTTACAAAAGAAACTGTCACATCGTCAACCGGGGTCCCGTTAAACGCATTATACAGGCCTCCCAAGACATAGAAGCCAAGTACAGAAACAGACTCGGAAATCCCAACTTCGTTAGTAGATAACTTTACAGTAAAGTGCGTGTAATCATCGTTTGATGTCACTTCTACAAATGTGGGATATGTCTCCGGATCAATCATTTCCGCCATGGATTCATCAATACTTTCGCGGATGCCGGCCATCATTTCGTCGTGCTTGGATTTTGACATGATGTAAGTCGCACTGCCGTCATCATTTAACGTAATAGACTTAATTCCCTCTTCTTTCGCGGTTTCATCAAGGGTTTCTTGGGTTGTTCCTTCTTCCAGGAAATCAGGAGGTACAGTAATTTCTACATTCAATAGTCCTTCGTCTACTTCAATAGATTGAGTTTCTTCGCTTTTAGAGTCTTCCTCTATGTTCTGCTGAGTATCATTAGAAGAGCCTCCACAACCAACAAGAGATAAACAAATGATTATTGACAAAGCAAAAAATATCGTTTTCTTCATCTTCAATTCTCCAGTTTTATACATAGTACGGATTTGGCTTCATTAAAATTGCAATCAAATCAATAATGCACCCGATCAATAATAAGCCACCAGTAAAGATATAAATGACGCCCATTAATATTTTCCCTTCATAGAATTTATGAGCGCCAAAAACTCCAAGGAAAAGGCAGAGGACGAAAGCTACCCATTTGTTTTTTTCTTTCCCTCTGTTCTCCATTTTGACATCAACAGTATTTGTGTTGGTATTTGTATTATTTATCACAACGGGCTGCTGATTTGCCTTTAAATCTTCAACTTGCTTTCCGCAAATCGGGCATACGATGCAATCTTTATCTATCTGTTGGCCGCAATGTTTACAAAACTTTTTCCCGGGTTGTAAAATCGCATTTTCCATTTTATCCCCTCCGTATTCAACTATTTTCCAATCCATTCAGGGTCGACAACACCCAACACTTTTCCTAGACCCTGAACGTTATCACTCATTGGAACTGGTTCAATAGACGGGTTTAGTGAAATCAGGCAATCTTTTCCGCGCTTTTTCACATGAGGTTTCCCATCAATTAGGAAAAGTCCGATTTCTCCTTCAAACACATCTGGCTGTTTCTGAACCATCAAAAGATCGCCTTTAGAATATGGAGGGACAAGGGACTCATCGATTCTGACCAGGAAATCAGCTCGCTCCATTTCTGCGCATTTTCTTATCTTCATACGGCGAGACGGTGATGCAAAATATTCTTCTCTTGTCATATAGCATGTCCTCAAAAATAAAGCTCGGCTGCTAAATTCCCGTGTATATAGAAGCACACTGCTTTCCGCATAAAATCTTCTGTTACATTGAAATAATCCGCTAGGTCCGGAATGTTATCATATCCATCAGCTATTGCCTGGTCAAAATCTTCCAGCGGAACAAGGCGTTCAATTGCCCACTTGTCGGCACGGTTTTCGTGTTTCTTCCGAATATCGCAAGTTGCCCAGCGGTTATAAAAACTCCCTGTATTGCAGTGCCTTAGTTCATGTCCCAAGCAAACAATTTCCTTTGCGATAGTATCCATCTTCCAGGGATCAATTCCAATAGCGAAAGAGCCATCATCAAACTGGGTCGCTAAAGACTGATCTATCCGCAGAGGCATCCAAATTATATCAATTCCAGCATCGTTAGCTTCTTGATAGAGTTGCAGCGGGTTATTTACCACCTGCATCACGCTTTCTTTTTCTTATAACAATATCCCGTAAATCCATAACATCTTCCCAGGCGGCGTCCATCTCTTCGTCAGTCATATCAGCGCCATGGAAAAATGCAGCTTTGATTTGACGGTCAGTAACTTCACGCTCACCTTCCGAGGTGGGCGCTTTTTTTGTTTCTTCGCCGGTCAAGAGGTAATCAGTAGTGACGCCAAAATAATCGGCAAGAGATTGTATTGCATCTCCGTTAGGGATGGCTCCCGCTTTCCATTTGTTCCAAGCGGTACGGCTCAGCCCACAGTCTATACAAGCCTTTTGTTTAGAAACACCCTTTTGCTTGCACAAACTTTCAAACCTATCAAAAAACACGAAAAGCAACCTCCTAGTTTGTATAAAACATAGAAAGCCACTGAAGTTGCTTTTTGCCATTGACAGGCAACCATGGTTATCGTATAATAAGCTCATGGAGCAACTTAAGTCATCTTTCTGTTCTATTTGTCGGCAAACACATAGTATCACGAAAGATAACCTAAGTCAACGCTTTTGCAGTAAAAAGACAACTTTTGTATTCTTGCCCAAAAAGCAAGGACAGGTTTTGGAGGTGATCTAAATCTAGCGGTTTATGTCAGGATAATATGGCAAGGGATGGGGGGTGAAAGGAACGCTTTACAGATGGCTTGACAGACTATTTGATCCACCGCCCAAGGAACTCAGAAAGGGCAGAGACAAGGCCGGAATAATGCTCTACTACAAGGCCCAAGATGAAAGTTATAAGCGGTACAAGCACCTGTGCTACCGAAATCTTATTCTGGAAGCGTCGTTGACCTTCATCCTTGGCCTCCTGTTTGGCTTTATCCTCGATCTCTTTTAACTTAGCAAGTCCTTTTTGGGTGATAAGATAAATTGGAGGGTCTAATGCTTTTGTGTATACATATCCTTCTTGCTCTAGGTACATTAAAACTCCCCTATCCCCCACATCCAAATCATCATAAAAATGGACTCCATTGATTGACATTTGAAGGACTCCAATTTGTCGGTCTGTCATTTCCAATCACCTCAACGGTGATTGTAGCAAAATTAACTATAGTAATCAACAGAAGGAGGAATTATATGCCTGCAAAATGGACTGCTGACCTACTTGGGGAAATGCATCTTGCCGGAGTAACGGCGAAGCAACTCGCAGCGGAGGTCGGCTGGAACCCAAAGTATCTCAGTGTCGTGCTCAACGGCCACAAAGAGCCGAAGGGCGCAGAGCAGAAGCTAAACGAGGCTTTAGAACGCCTGAAAAGCAAATAAGAAACGCCCCCGCCAGTGCCGGAAACACTGACGAGGGCTGCGGAGACCTATTGATAGTGCCAACAGGCCCGCGAGGTTATTATACACGCCTCCGGGTCAAATGACAAGGAGGTTTTTATGAACGAAAAAGACAGCATCAAAGACCTGGAGTCCCAGGCGCGCAACACCAAACACCTGATGGACAAGTTAAACCGGGCGGCGTATGGAATGACCTTTGATGAGGCTATCCGGATTGGAAAAATACCTCAAATTCTAGATACAAATAAGGAGGAGACGTGAAACAACTAACCATCGACCCGGAATTTCGGGATAAGATACCACCCTTATCAGAGGACGAGTTCTCCAAACTGGAGCAGAATATTTTGGAGGATGGGGAAGTCCGGGAGCCGCTGGTGGTTTGGCGCAACACAATCATTGATGGGCACCACCGCTACAAGATCGTGCAGAAACACCCGGAAATCCCATTCAAGATTAAGCAGATGGATTTTCCTGATAAGTGGGCCGCTATCGTTTGGATGTGTCGGAACCAGTTGGGACGGCGGAATATCACTGATGAGCAAAAGACAGCGCTGATTGGCGAGGCTTACAAGGCGCAGAAGATGACTGCCGGAGGTGACAGAAGATCAGACAATTTTTCAAAAGGCCAAAATGGTCTTTTGAAAAAGTACGAAAATACAGCTCAAAAGATTGCGGATGATTTTGGAGTCGGAGAACAAACCGTCAAAAGAGCAGAGCACTTCATTGATAGTTTGAATGAAGCTGAGAAAGTCTCTCCCGGAATCAAAGAGGCCGTTCTTTCCGGCTCTGTAAAAGCCCCAAAGTCTGTTATCTCTGAAATCCGCAATGCCCCGGAGGAAAAGAAGCGCGAGGCCGTGGAGGCTATCAAGAAGGGGGACACAGACACCGCGAAAGCGATCCTCCGCCCAATCCCAAAGGTAGAGCCGGAGGAACCGCCAGCCCCGTTCACAGTTTCGGAGTTTCAGGAGCTTATCCATACAGCTATCAAGGCATTGGATGCTTCTTTGAAACAGCATATAGTTCTTGTCCATCGGGAAATGCTTGATATTCCGGCTGGGCGTGACGCTGCTATGAAAGAACTGGACAGGGGCATTGAGGTCATCGAAAAATACAAAAACATGATAAGGATGGTGAGCGAGAATGGCACAGAAAATTGAAGTCCAGCTTTTAGACCTTAACACAAAGGACATTCTGATTGACGACCTCGGCCAGAGAGACGTAAATCGGAGACGGGCACAGTTCAACAAGATCATGCGTACATTTGACCCGAATCTCATCCAGCCTATCAGCGTTGCGCTAATCGATGGAAAGTATTACTGCTTTGACGGCCAGATGACTATGAAGGTCTTAAAGGCCAGAAACGCTGGTCGTGACCTCTGCGTAAAGTGTCGGGTCTATAACGGAATGACAAAGATGGACGCAGCTAATATGTTCATCAATCAGCGCGGTACTACTAGCAGAGTAACCCTGACAGACAAAATCAGAGTCCTCGGTAACTACGGAGATCAGAAATCCATCGACTTTCAGCGAATCACAGAGAAAAACGGGCTGGAAATTTCCTGGACTGGGAATAAGGCAAAAAATGCGGTTATAGCGGTCAGTACGCTTTGGAATGAGTTCAATTCCATCAATGACAACGATCTTTATGCCTCATATATCAGGATCATTAAACAGTCTTGGAATGGAGATCCCAGCGGAGCGCAGGCGCAAATTCTAAAGGGCTTAGGATTGTTTGTTCGGACTTATAAAGGGCAGTACAAGGAAGATATCTGCATTGCAAAACTGCAAAAGAAGCTGCCGAATGACATTATCCGCGATGCCCAGGCAGATAGAACATCTGGTGCAAGAAAATACGCTGTTCAGGTTTTTTTGGCATACAATCATGGGCAGCGCGATGAAAACCGGCTTCCCAACCTTTTATAAGAAAAACCCCACTCAATGCTACCAACATTGAGCAGGGCAAGGATTGAGCAACCACGGACAATCCCTTTGGATACAGTATATCGCCTCCAAGGGGAGAAATCAAGGAGGTATTTATGATTGAAGCATTAACTGCGGCCGAAGCAACAGAAGTCCTTCGCAATGCGGGGCTGCGTATTACTCCGGAGACTATCCGGGATGGCATCCAAAAGAAAGTCTTCCCGTTCGGGGACTGCGTAATGGCCGAGGACGGCAAGAAAGTCAAATGGTGCTATATCTATAAGGCTTTGCTAGATCGCTGGATCGCCGAAAGAACGGTGAGCGCATGAGCATTGAAATGGGTATAGTGGCGGCAATCATTATCATTGGAACGGCCAAGGTTGCCGGATGGTTCATGCGCATCCTTTCCTGGATGGAGGGAGAGCGGTGAAAGTCGGAGACAAGCTGCGCCTGGAACCCACCATCCCCACCAGCGCCTTTGTGACCGCAAGGACAGGCCCGCATCCCTGCCGGGTGGTCTCCATCAACGAGCGGCGCCATCATTTCACCGTGGAGTTCGATTTCCCCGAAGGCAGCTTCCGGGAAACCTACAAGGAGGAATAACGCATGGACAAACAAGAGTTGAAAAATATTTTGGACAAGCACCTTAAATGGCTACGAGGCGAAAATGGCGGAAAACGGGCCAACCTGTCCGGGGCCAACCTGTCTGGGGCCGACCTGTTCGGGGCCGACCTGTCCGGGGCCAACCTGTCCAGGGCCAACCTGTCCGGGGCCAACCTGTCCGGGGCCAACCTGTCCGGGGCCAACCTGTCCAGGGCCAACCTGTCCGGGGCCAACCTGTCTGGGGCCAACCTGTCCAGGGCCGACCTGTCCAGGGCCGACTACATTGAAAAGGCAAAAAATTTATTTTATCCCATTGCCTGCCCGGAAATCGGCGCTTTTGTCGGCTGGAAAAAGGCAAGGGTCAAAACCGGCGGTCATGAGTGCATTGTAAAGCTGGAAATTACCGAAGATGCCGTGCGCAGTTCCGCAACAGGCCGGAAGTGCCGCTGCTCAAAGGCAACCGTTTTGGAGATTCAGGATTTAGAGGGGAATGTATTGGAGCAGGCCGCCGTCAGTGATAGAGATGAGAACCTCCATTACATTCCCGGAACTGTGGCCTCCGTTTTGGATTTCGACGAAAACCGCTGGAACGAGTACAGCACGGGCATCCATTTCTATATTACCCGTGAGGAAGCGGTGAGGCATATCTTATGAAAAAGCTGACCCGCGAAGAGCGGCGGCGCCGGAGCCAGAGGCGGTTGCAGCTGATTACATATCTTCTGTTCCTGCTTCTGCTGCTGGCGTGGCTGGGAAACTACCTGATTATGACGGTGGAGGCAGAACTGCCCGCCATGTACAAGCCGGAGCCCGCCACGCAGGACGGCAGCCTACCCGGCGACGATACCCCGGCCACCACTCGCTGTTATCTGACAGAAGAAGAGATCGAGGAAAACGAGAATGAGCTTATAGAAGCTGCTTTGCTGGCCCGGTCTCACAAGCTGGAAGGTGCCACCATCACCTTTTACTGCTGTGAGGAGCGTCCTCACATCTGCGGAACTGGGACAGGCATCACAGCCAGCGGCCGACGGGTAACGCCCTATGTGAGCTGCGCTGTGGATACGGGCATTATACCGCTGGGCAGTACCATCATGATCGAGTACAACGGCGGGATGGCCTATCTGCGGGCGGATGATACCGGTCCGGCAGTCAAGGGGGACCATATTGATATTGCAGTCCCTACCCACGATTTTGCCTTATCCCTGGGCGTCCAGACGGCAGATATCTGGTGGTGCGAAGAAGGAGAATGACTAATGAATGAAACGAATTACATTTGCGTTGATGAGGAAAACAATGTCTGGCAGTGCGAAACCTGCCTGGAGCTGGAGAGATTTGAGGCGGACGGCCCGCAGGAAAACGGCTGGAGATTCTGTCCCTCTTGCGGCCGCAAGATCAAGTATCATGTATCGCTGTGATATCTGCGGGACCTTGTTCGATAAGCCGACGCTAGTTTCCTATTCAGAGATCATTGACTGGGATGGAAACAGGGAGAGCAGGCGAGAGGTGGTTTGCCCGATCTGTGGCGCTGGAGAACAGTATTTCACGGAGATTTTGAAGGGAGACGACGATGATACATAAGATCCCAACATCAGACATGAGCCGCGAGAACTGGCTGCGGGAACGCAGAAACAGTCTGGGTGGCAGCGATATGGGCGCCGTTTTGGGCCTGAACAAATACCGCTCACCATATTCGGTTTGGGCGGAAAAGACTGGGCTCCTTCCGGAGCAGCAGGATAATGAGGCCGTGCGCCAGGGCAGAGACCTGGAAGACTATGTGGCCCAGCGTTTTGAAGAGAAATCAGGGAAAACGGCACAGCGTATGAATTACCTGTTACGCAATGATGCAGCTCCTTATCTGCACGCAAACATAGACCGTAGGATCATGGGGGAAAAGTCAGGGCTGGAGTGCAAGACCGCATCTGCCCTCAGCCTCAAATCCTACACTGGGGGAGACTTCCCGGAAAGCTATTACGCCCAGTGTGTGACTTATCTGGCCGTCACTGGCTGGTGCCGCTGGTATCTGGCTGCATTGGTGCTTAATAAAGCCTTTTATATCTATCAGATTACCACCATCCCGGGCGACATCTGTCCGGAATGGTGTGAGAGCAGCGTGTATGTCTCTCCGGATGAGATCGGGGCCCTGAAGCGGTGCGCAAAGGATTTTTGGGAGCTGCATGTGATGACGCAGGAGCCCCCGGAGCCGGACGGAGCGGAGAGTACCACAGAAGCCATGGAAACGATTTACGCGGACTCTGACAATGGCTCCATTGAGCTGTTTGGCCGGGATGCCATGTTTCGGGATTATGAGGAGCTGCAGTCAGAAAAGCGCGAGATCGAGCGGCGGATCGAGGCCATCAAGCAGACGTTCATGCAGGACATGGGCGAGGCGGAGAAGGCCACTTGCGGGAACTTCAGCGTTTTGTGGACGCCGCAGAGCCGCACCACTTTCGATGTCAAAGCATTTTCCAAGGATCATCCGGACCTGGACTTATCGCAATATTTCAAAATCAGTAAATTCAGAAGATTTTCCATTAAGGAGGACAAGGGAGCATGAAAGAAGGACTCATCCAGGGTACGCAAAGCGCCCAGGCTGCCAAGAAAGGGCCTGCCACCATGCAGGACTATATCAAGAAAATGCAGGGGGAGATCGCAAAGGCGCTGCCTTCCGTGCTGACGCCGGAGCGGTTCACCCGGATCACCCTCTCCGCTCTGTCCACAAACCCCAAGCTGGCGCAGACCACGCCCAAGAGCTTTCTCGGCGCCATGATGACGGCGGCACAGCTGGGCATGGAGCCCAACACCCCGCTGGGGCAGGCATACCTGATCCCATTCAAAAATCACGGCGTACTGGAGTGCCAGTTCCAGCTTGGCTACAAGGGCCTGATTGACCTGGCCTATCGCTCCGGCGAGGTATCCACCATCCAGGCGCAGACTGTCTATGAAAACGACGAGTTTGAGTATGAGCTTGGGTTGGAGCCGAAGCTGCATCATGTTCCCGCGAAGGGGGAACGGGGAGAGCCCGTCTATTTCTACGCTGTTTTCCGCACGAAAGATGGCGGCTATGGCTTTGAGGTCATGAGCGTCGATGATGTTCGCACCCACGCCAAGAAGTACAGCAAGGCATACAGCAACGGTCCCTGGCAGACAAACTTTGAAGAGATGGCAAAGAAGACCGTCCTCAAAAAGGCGCTGAAATATGCTCCTCTTAAAACGGAGTTCATGCGGGGACTGACTTCTGACGAAACCATCAAGACAGAAATCTCCGAAGATATGTATTCTGTCCCTGATGAGACCGTGATCGAAGCGGAGGGATACGAGGTTGATGGCGACACCGGAGAAGTGATCGAAGGGCCGGCTGGTGGGCAGTGAGATGGGTGGGTCCTTAAAACATGGAGTACATCAAAATCCCAATCATTTGCGCTGAGGCCATTTTGGCGCTCACGGACTCTGAGCGGGGCCGGTTGCTGGCATCTATCTTGGCATACGGGATGGGTGGAGGCGCGGAGAAGCCCAGAGGAAATGAGATTAGCCTATATCTGGTACTGAAGGCTCAAATGGATATGGATTATGAAATAAGTCAGAAAAAGGCAATGGCTGGGAGGGCTGGCGGGGAAGCAAAAGCTAGCAAGTCGAAGCAAACGCTAGCAGAGTCTAGCAGAATTTTTGCTCCCCTTCCCCCTGTTCCTTCCCCCCCCCAAGCCGCCACGCTTCACCGAAGTTTGTTGCCGCCAGTCCCAGCAAAATATAGGG